CATGTGTTTTTTGAAATCATTTTGTTTGAGGAATAAAAAATCACCGACCCTCGCACCGTGTTCCACCGTGTACACCCGAGGGCACACGCATCTCTCGAATGGGAGGCCGTGCCTATTCGTGTTCGACCCGCCCGCACCCGTGCCTCGATTGACTGCCGACGTTCGTGACCAGAACCTCGGTCGTGGTCGATTCGGGGTTTTTGCTATTGATTGCGCGACGCGCCTTGACAATACGTACCTCGTAGTAGCCTTTAAAAAAATCGCGGACGCATGGAACATTCGCGTTACTCATGCAGAAGATTGTTTTCGTGAGGGCCTCGAAGAGGGCGTCTTGGTCGAAACCATTCGTGTTGTAGCCAACGAACGAGGTCTTCGTCTCCTTCGCGTACGGTGGGTCGGCGTAGACGAAATCACCCTCCTCCACCCGACTCAGTGCCACTGAGAAATCACACACCTCAAACTCCACGCGACGCAGCATCGCCTGCATGGCTTGGAGTTCTCCCAACGTCGGCCACTTAGGGGTGGTCTTGTAGTGCCCGTACGGGACGTTGAATCCATTCGGGCCTTCTCTGTAAAGCCCGCGGAAACACGTCTTGTTCAGGAAAAACAGGAGGGCGCTTTTCTCCACGGAGGGGGGTGCGTCCCTAAACTTCTGTCTCTGTGCGTAATAAAACTCCTCCTTCTCACTCGCGTCGTACGCCGTGAACACCCTCTCGATGGCCGCGTGTAAAGCCACGGGGTCACTTTGGATGTGTTTGTAAAAGGCGATGAGGTGGGGGTTATTGTCGCTCGCCCGCACGCGGTCGATGTGAATCGTGTCTTCGGAGAGGGCGGCCAAGAGGACTGCGCCACCCCCGACGAAAGGTTCGTGGTAGGTGCGTATGCGCCGGGGAAAGTGGGAAAGCACGTCGTCGATGATTTGTGATTTTCCACCCACCCATTTGAGAAGGGGCTTCATTTATTACATTATCATTCTATTATCTTTATCAACTCCATCAGAGTCATCACGAGTTTGAAATGCTTCGGGGAGGAGGACATTTTCTCGGGGTGCTCCAACAAATCTAAGATGATGTCGTTGTCGTCGTCACCCACCTGACCATCCAACCAGTTGAATCGGATGTAATCCGCGCACACGTATATCGCCCCATCCAGGAGTTCTTCCAGGCACATGTGCATCCACGAATTCTTGGGTGTCCCCCATTTCCGAGTGTCGTCGGTCGACCTGACGCCGTGGCCGTATCTTTCTCTCCCGAGGTCCAAGCGCTGTTTGAAGAGATCCATATTTACTAATGAATCAGAACAATCTTTTTATGTCTAAAATTAAAACCACCCGACACCCTCTCCCGGAGTTTTCCACCGCGTGGTACCGCCCGTGATCGAAGAGGAAAGCCTCTCCCGGTCGCTGTCGGTGGGCGCCGCGTTTGGTGCGGAGCACGCTTTCACCCGAACCCTCGAGGGTGAGTTGGTACCTAAGTTGTAGGTTGGACTCCGCCCTGTGAGGCGGGAGGGACGACGGTCCATCCATCACAGCCAAGACGCCGGTCGTTTTGTCCACGCACGGAATTCGACCCACCAGTTTTTTTAAATTTGGAAAGTCTTGAATTTTATAGTAGTAATAATTTTTATTGTGTGGGAACCAATCATCCAAATCGTGGAAAAAATATTTCGGCGTGGACTCTTTCATGGAATCGAATTCACGCTTAATGTTTTTCCAGTGTGCCTGGAGAGTCCACAGTCCGGGGTAGTCGTGTATGTTGTGTCTCGAACCCCAAAACACCAAATCCACGAGGGCGTTTCGCACACCCACCACGGGGCGCCACGGGTTTTGGAAATACAAACGATCGATTGGGTCTTTGGTGAAATCGTACGCCACGGCGATTACTGGAAGCAACCACAACATATTTTCTCAGTACATAATAAAAATGCCCGGATACAAGCAAGAAAAGTATGCCCCAGAGAAGACTGAAGAAGTGAACACCCTCGAGAAGCGATTTTGGAGTGACGTCGGTTTGTCCACCACCGATTACGTCTACATCGCCGTCCTTGCCCTCGCTTACTTTTACAGAAAGCAACTCGGTCAACGCAACGCCGGTATCGTCGCCGTCCTCGCCCTCGTGCTCTTGTTGCGCGGTCGCATGGCCGGTGGCAGGGGCCCGGCCCCGGCGAAGGAAATGTACTGCTCCATGTGCAACAACTAATTAATTTTCACCCACCATAGTAAGATGTTGACTGTCAAACTCATAAAAAGTCCGAGCGTGAAACACAAATACAGGGTGATTTTCCCCGACAAACGAGCGGTGGATTTCGGGGCCAAGGGGTACAGCGATTACACAATCCACAAGAACCCAGTGCGGATGCGTGCGTACGTGGTTAGACACGGGGGGATTGTGTCTAAACGCGTGCGTAAAGAGGAAGACGCGCGAGCCGTTCACAGGGAGATGCTTCGCGTGGACAAATCCATGAAAGAGACGTGGACGATGTCAGGTCTGTACACCGCCGGTTTTTGGTCCAGGTGGCTCCTCTGGTCCTTCCCATCCCTCTCCCAAGCCAAGATGTTCATGGCTTCGAAATTTAAATTAAGGTTTGTGTGAGTAGTGTTGTAAGATGATGTCCCTGTCGGCTTCGCCGCGCTCGACGTATTTTTTCAACACCTGACTCTTTGTCTTTTGAGTCAACCCATTGAGGGCGAAGACCGGTGCAAAGTCACGGTCTATGCCCTCTTCTATTCCTTGCCACAGCGTTCGCCAGTTTTCAAAACCGACGTCTGTGATAACGAAACCAGCCTTGACCCGGTCGGCGAAAGTCTTCGTTTTCTTCAGGTACTCCACGCACTTGTATTCGCGTATGACGTAGAGGTCTGTGCCTGGGACGAATCCGAAGGGAAACGAAAAAATCAAGATGGCCACGACGATGAATGACACGACGTAGGCCAAAGTGAAAGTCACGTCGAAGACGGGTTCGTCAGACATGTTACTATTATTAGTGAACATTTATTTTTATAGTTTACCGATGAGATACGGGCGCGTCTTCGCGCACATGCCAGGACTGAAGGTGATTTCCCCGACGTAATTCTTCCCGTACCGACTGAAAAAGTCCACGCGCACCAAACGAATCGGGGTCTTCGCCTCTTTGTTGATGCCGTCGTAAATTTTAGTCGCCACCTGAAGCAATTCCGGAGAGGCGTCTTCCGGGTAGAACACCTCCTCTTCCCCACCGTGCATGCGCTGGAAGAACACCAACTCCCCGTCGACGATGTGGTATTTCAAATCCACGAGGTCTTCACCCAAAAACTCCTCGATGATGATCTTTGGGTCGTTGTATTCGTAATGCATCTGCCTTCGACGCGCGGGCTTTCCAGTCTCGTGAAACCGGGTGGCCAAAAACTTTCGAGCCTTTCCAACGAGGGCGTCGGCATTCATCTCATCCTTGTCGTCGACGACGACGTTCATGCGCGAACCGTGGGTGTTCTTCAGCACAAACTGCTGGGGACACTTGTCACTCTTTAGGTAGGTGCGCAGGGCGGACATGTCTTTCGTTCGGAAGAGCGTCTTCGGAATCATCTCCCTCAACTCTGGGAAACGGCTGCGCAGCCACACCTTGGATTGTTCTTTGTCGGAGAGTTGTCCCTTGAGATGCAACTCGTGGTCCAACTCTTCTCGACAGATTGCGTTGTAGCGGTCCTGTGACAACCACAAAATGGTAATAATCAACAGGACGACGATGGTCCAAACAATCATTATTAATAATCTCAGAAAATATATAATAATGATACTCTACGTGTTGTTGATCGCACTTTTAGTTTTGTATTTCTACACGATGACTGGGAAAGACCTCGTGTCCCCACAGAAGGCGATGGACCTCATCAACTCTGGTGCGGTCACGGCCATCGTGGACGTTCGAACGCGCACGGAGTACAACATCGGGCACTACCCGGGGGCGAGAAACATCCCAGTCGGTGAGATTGACGAGGAATCCACCTCCGCCCTCCCGCGGGACGGAGCCATCCTCGTCTACTGCAACACAGGCCAACGCGCCAGGGTGGCCGCGAGAAAACTCAGGCGGCTCGGGTTCGAAGCGTTTTACATCTCGTGTTCTTTTACCTGCATAATGTAAGATGTGGTGGCCCTGGCCTCTCAGCAAACTCAAGCGATCGTTCAGTTACCTCCTCGGTGAGTGAGGATTTTTTTCTAAATAAATAGTACCAAAAACATTCAAAGATGTCCTCCCCGAACTGGACTTACAAGGAAAACAAAGACGGCGTCAAGCAACTCCTCTTCAAGGGTCGCGTCGCCACCCGCAAGGGTACCCGCAGAGGTGTCCGAGGCGGTGCCAAGGGTCACAAGCGCGTGACTCTCCCGGGTAACGTCAACTCCAAGGGTGGTCGCGTCTCCTACACGGCCCTCCGCAACAAGGCGAAGAACCTCGGCCTCCCGGTCGTTTCCGTCGAGAAGCGCACCCAAGCGGTGAAGGAATTGTTGGCCAAGTTCAAGGCCACTCCGCCGCCGTCCCACCGACTCACGCGTGAGGAGTTGGTGAACGCCATCCTCAGCAAGAACCTCCCGAAGTTCGTGCCGAAGGAGCGCAAGGAACGCTCTAACAAGGGCAAGGCGCGCAAGACGAACGAAGAAAAGGCTGCGACCAAGAAGGCTCGCGCCAACCGCGCCAAGGCCAAGCGCGCGACGCTCGCCAAGGCCAAGAAGGCCCTCGGTGCGAGAAAGAACCTCGCGGCGCGCCTCAAGGCTGCCGCCGAGAAGGCCAAGGCTGCGAATGCCGCCGCCGCGGCCGCTAACGCCGAAGTCGCGAAACTCCAAGCCCAAGTGGCTCAATCGGCCAAGCGCAAGGCTGTCGAGGAGACGAACGCGAACAAGAACCGCGCCGTCAAGCGCGTGAAGGTTGCGCGACAACTCAAGAAGTTGGGTCTCAACCAAAACAACATCAACAGACGCCTCCGCGAACAAGGCCTCCTCTAAATGAAAAAATCTCCACATATGATATATGGCCGTAGTTCCCATGGAGTGGGAGTACACGATCCCCCGTCGGCGTCAACAATATCCCAAGACGACGGGCAAACGCGTTGAAAAGTACTTACGCGTACGCGGTGCGGGTGCGGGTGCGGGCGCGAGCGTGATATCCAAGCGCAACAGAATCAATCGCGCGCAAAACGCCCACGTCATACTGGGCGTCCCCGCGGGGGCGAGTAGGGCGACCATTCGACGCGCCTTCCTCACCCTGTCGAAGAAGTTCCACCCGGACAAGGGTGGTAACGCGAACACGTTTCGTAAAATAAAGAATGCTTACGATAAGTTACGTAAGTAGTGATGGAGTACCCGCGAAAAATTAAAAAACTCCTCGTGCAGGAGAGAGAACTATCACGTCTCGGAATCAAAATACCCAAATATTTTGATTCAGAGTTTGAAAAGGCGCACAAGATGTTCATGCGCGCGAGGAGGACCGCGGTCGATTACTTTTTCCTCACCGCGGAAACGCTCGGTCTGTTGACCCTCGTCGCCATGTCCGTGCACAGACTCACAAACGGGCCGGGGGTTGGAAACGAAACCGATCAAATATGTGCACATCCGTTTTAAATTTGTAATAGAGGATCATACACACCGCGTCCGCGATGTCGTGCTTTCTCTCCCCCTCTATGGCCACGTGTCGAGCCGCGATCGATTCCACCCGCGCCTTCCTCCCGTCGTAGTCCAAGTGGCGCATCCCAAAGTGTGCGTGCATGGAGACGGGGTTCACGAGGATGACTTTATCAAGAAACATGTAGTGGAGGAGGGTTTGCACGTTCGTGAACCCACCGGGGGGCTGTCTCTCGATGAGTATCACGTCCGCGCTGTCGAAGAGCACTTGGTGTGCGTCGACGAAGAGTGGGACGAGGTGGGCAATTTCGTTCGAGGGTGCGATGTATTTGTAATCTTCGAGGGATACTTTTTTAGCAATCTCAATTTCGAGAGGGGCGTTCTTTCGCGCCCAAGACGCCAAGACGAGTCCGAGATTGTGAAATCCTATGTCAATGGAGAGCACTCTGGGCATTACATAATTAACAATTAAGTCTCTTTAACCTCCTCTTCTTGGGCGGGAGCCTCGGTCTCGGTGGATTCCGGGACGTCGACGAACAACACCCCGTTCTTTTCAAACTCCTGAAACACTCGGAGTGACCCCTCGAGTCTGAACAATTCCTTAGTCAACCCATCGATTTGATCGATGATGCGCTTGATGTTTTCCTTCACGTCCACTTTGCTCATTATAGAGAATTGACGCGCATTATCTTTAACTATGATCGTCACACGGTCGGGATGTCTCGTGGACGCATCGTCTGAAATAAAAAAACAATTGACGGTAAGAGCGATCGTGAACGATGAATACGGATTCCCTCCACCGCCTTTCAAAGTTTTTCGACCTGCAACTAAGAACAGGATTTGCATACCCCGATATTTTTTCCCCGAACGACCCGTCGACGAAGACAAGCGACCCGAACCCGCGCGAGTCGACATCAAGTTTCACGGACAACTTCGAGAGGCCACCCGTCAGGTGGAGGCATTTAATAAGGCTGTGGAAACAGGGCACGGCGTGCTCTCTCTTCCATGCGGGTATGGGAAGACCACGGTGGCGTTAGCCATCGCCTGCGCCCTCGGCTACCGAACGATGATCATAGTCCACAAGTCCTTCCTCGCCGACCAGTGGAGGGAGCGCATCCAACAGTTCGTTCCAGGGGCCACGATCGGGATCGTCCAACAAAACAAAAAAGAGGTGGAGGGGTGCGATTTCGTCATCGCGATGTTGCAATCCCTGTCCCAGAAAGAATATTCATTCACCGATTTCGACAGCGTGGGCACGGTCATCGTGGACGAGGCCCATCACATCTGCGCCAAGGTGTTCAGCCAGAGTCTCTTCAAGATGTGCCCCAAGCACATTTATGGTTTGAGTGCCACCCCGGAGAGGAAGGACGGCCTCACCAAAGTCCTCCATTGGTTCATGGGCCCGACGTTTTTCGCCGTCGAAAGGAAAAACCAGGCCGACGTCGAGATGTTTTGCGTGCAGTACGAGCACCCGATGTTCAAGAACCCCCCACCGTGCACTCGGACGGGGAAATTATCCTTGGTGAACATGATTACGGAATTAGTGGAGTGCAGGGACAGGAACCAGATGCTGGTGAGACTCATCAAAAAAGCGAGCGCGGGGACCAGGCGCCTGTTGGTCCTCAGCGACCGACGCGCCCACTGCGAGATGCTCCACCAGTGTTTCCCGAAGACCAGTGGGTTGTACATGGGTGGGATGAAACAGAAAGACCTCGAGGCGTCGAGCGAGAAAAAGATCATCATGGCCACCTTCAGTCAGGCGCACGAGGGACTGGACATCCCAGCCCTGGACACGGTGATATTGGCCACACCGAAGAGCGACATCGTGCAGTCTATCGGAAGGGTGATGCGAGAGACCAAGGGGAAGAAGAACAACCCCCACATTTACGACATTCGCGACGAGTGGTCGATTTTGGTGGCCATGTATTACAAGAGACTCAAGGTGTACAAACAGGGTGGGTTCAAAATTTACGCCCCGAAGGAACAGCCCAAGGCGGACGATTTCCCGAGCGGAAAATTCTTGTTCAAAATGTAATCTCACGTTAACAGTAGTAATGTCAACCATCGTATTGACGAGCAAGGGCATCCAAGATGCCTACTTGGACACGAACGATTTGGACTCGAGCATGTTCCGCACGAAATTCAAGCGACGCACGCCCTTCTCTCAGGCGCCGAGATACGTGAAGACGCTCACGGAGAAGGACAACACCATCGTGTTCCCATCCATCGCCGATCTCATCGATGGCGCGTGGTTCGAGGGTGACCACATCGCGACGAAGATGTTTTACGGTTCCACCATTGATTTTTACATCGGTGGGGTCAAGATCGACAGCCACCCGTACGAATTCCTCGCGGACATTTGGGGGAATTACATGGCCGACACCTACACCCGCTCGCAGGAGTTGAACAACAAAACCACGCAGACGACGGAGAATTTCGTGCCCCTCCATTTCTTTTGGTGCAACACGAACGCCTTCCTCCCCCTCTGTGCGCTCTCCATGCACGAGTGTAAAATCGTCGTCCACTGGGACGCCACCCACCTGGCGACCCTCACATCGGCAGAGAAGGAGGCTAAATTCTACGTCAACGCCATTTGGTTGGACACCGCCGAGAGAGCGTCGTTGGTCAACCGACCGATGGATTTCATGATTACCCAGGTTCAAAATTTGGTGCACTCCATGGAAAACAGAGTGGTGACCAGAAACGAACAAAACGTCATCACGGACATCACCTCGTCCATTGAATCCATCCAATTGTCGCAATTCCAACACCCCGTGCGCTCGCTGTTTTTCGGATACAGATCACTGCAAGAGGACGACGTCAACGACAGGTTCACCTTCGCCGAGAGCGACCTCCTCATCAACGGCACCCCACTCTTCGAGAAAATGACCCCGATGTATCACCACGTGGTCCAGAATTACATGCACAGCAGGCACGGAATCATCTCCTTCGATGACGTCAACAAGTGTCCCTTCTACACCAGGTTTTACGCGTTCCACTTTTGCAGAGACGCGAGCGATTACACCTCCCCGGGGGCGTGCAACTTTTCCATGCTCGGGGAGAGCAAACTCATCCTTCGGGACATCGAGATCGGAGACGAGCGCACCAACATGGCAGAGAACGACATCCGAGTCTTCGCGGTCTCGTGGCAGGTGTTGCGAATTTCGAACGGCCTCGGGGGCATCTTGTTTTCATAAAATAAATTTTCGTCCTCTAAAGTAGTAGGATGCCGTTCATTGGTAATACCGGTAAACTCGACCAGATTTACCTACAGAGGTTAGATCCACAAAATGTCGAGAACCAGGTTCGGAACATCGAGAATCTCTTCACAGGAGATGTCGAGGCATCGAATTTGTTCTCGAGCAACTTGGTGCTGAGGAATGACACCATATTCAACCCCAAACACAACTTTGAATTAGGCTCTAACCTGTGGATGGATGACTACCGGTCCGATGGTCTCACTATGCGAGTGTTCAAAGACACCCGAATGGATAGATTGTTTGTCGACCAGGCGATCGGTATCAACACACTGAACCCGACGCACGATTTCGACGTGGGTGATAAATTTTTTGTAGATTTGAACCCAGCGGCGACGAACTTGGTGGTGGCCCGCGGGAAGATTCAAGCCGATAGCATTGCCGCATCTGGTTTCAGTTCAGGTAAAGTGACCATCGACGACAACGCCGAGGACGTGTTGGTCGTCGACGGTGGTCTCAGGGCACAAAAAGTGACGGCCATCGACGGTCTCTCTTTCGGTTCGAACATTCTTTTGTCAGATTTGGGGTCGAACGTCCTCGACCTTAAGGGGAACGTGAACGCGGTGGCGAATAATTTCAGGATCACGGGAAACTTATACGTGACGGGAAACGTTATTATCACAGACAATTCGGAATACTCACAACAAGAAAATTTAGCCATCGAGAATTCCATCATCGAAGTGGGCGTCAACGGGGGGCAAGACAACGACACGGCCATCATCTTTCACCAATACAACGCATCGAACGTCTTGGTGGGTTACCTGCACAGCGCGGGCGGGGAGGAGTTGGCCATCGGTCGCACGAACAATGGACCGGCGGAGACGAACATGACGATCGAGCCAGTGAATGGCGAGAGGGTGAATGTGCACGTGTACGGCTCTTTGTGGGCCTCCAACGCCCTCACCGCGGGCTCGAACACCAATCCCCACCCCGACCACCACTTGGTCGTCGGATCTAACGTCTTCTTGCAAGACGACGGTATCTACTCGGTGTACAACGTCGCGAACACATTTAGCGAGTATTTCACCGCCGGGGAGGGAATCAACGTGGGTTCGAACGTCGTGATTCGAGACAGCACGGCTTCCAATGTGTTCCAAGTCACCGGGAACGCCTCCTTTTCGAACATTTTCACGGATCACAAAATCGTCATCGCCAACACGAACCCCT